ATGAAATTCAGAAACCTCCTGTCAAACAGAGATATATCGGCATTAATATTTATCCTGGTTGCAACATTGGCGGCATATATCCCATCCTATATTAGCACCTATGGATTCTCTGATGATTACTCGACTTATTTTGCCGCGAACCTTTCTCATACAAACTTTATAAAATGGGATGTAATGTCTGGCAGGCCTGCATATGCCGTTCTGCGCTATATAGCAGGAAAATTCATAGAAACAACTTCAGACTTTACTTTTTTCAGGCTGCTGTCCGTGATAAGCATAGCCGCATTGGGTGGATACTTATATTTCTTCTTAAAGAAGGTTTCATTTCCTGGAGGAGTGGTGGCATGGGCCGTCACCCCTGTTCTACTCTGCAGCCTGCCATCGGTATCTCTTTTTGGTGCCTGGGCGACCTGCTTCCCGTATGTCGCATCTATTCTTCTTTGTGGGGCATCATACTCGACGCTCAACCATTGCAAAAATTTGAGGCCAGCGATTAGATTTTTTATTTCTCTCTTTCTTCTATCTTTCGCCTTTGCAATATATCAGCCTACAGGAATGGCTTTCTCTTTCTTTATGCTGATAGACAACTGTCTTAGCAACAACTCTATTGAATATAAAAAGATCATTAATAATGCGATCATGATGGCTTTGGGAATGGTTGCTTCACTGGCTTTCTCAAAAGTTATACCGACTGCTGTATATGGTGAAACTTTCGCCAGAAGCGCTTTAGCTAACTCCATTGAGGAAAAAGCATCCTGGTTTTTTGATAAACCATTCCACGATGCCATTTCAAACTACTCTATCTTTCATTCTCCACTTTACTTTAATCTGTCTCTGGCTTTATTTATCGCTTCTTTGATATTTGTAGGCCTACAGAATGATGGATTTAAGAAGGCAGCGTTAGCAATAATAATCATCATTGGGAGCTTCTCGCCAAATCTTATAATCGCTGAGAGCTGGGTATCTTACCGTTCTCTGGTAAGCCTTGAACTCTGTATCGGAGTTGTCATGGCGTTCGGAATGGCAAGTTTCACGAATAGGTTTAACTTCAGAAGTGTAGCCCTGTCTGTTGCCGCTGCCTATGCAGTGTTCAGCTGCGCTAGCTTTATATATACAAATTTCGTCAGGCAGTACGACCAGGAATCAATAGTTTTAAAAACAGCCATAAAGGATAAGATAACTAAAGATTATACTGGATATTTGATGTTCGATATATCCAACCCTGAATGGAATGTTTTCTCTCCAACTAAATATGATGAGATTGGCGCGCCATCAATACAGATAGCATGGGCCATATCTGGATTTGCTGACTCTTTAAGAAAGGAAATGGGATATAACTTCAGGATCAGCAATGCAGCCACGGACGCCTCAGTTTTAAGTACTGACGTTAAATCATGCTCGAAAGACTGCACTATTATTAAAGTTACTGATAGATTGCGGCTCATCAAAGATTGAAATTAAGAAATGGCAGGGTAAATCCTGCCATTCTTATCAAGGCATACTCGGCCAGGAGATGTTTTTACCTGAAGCGTCAACCCTGTTAAGCAATACTCTGTATTTCTTCCAGCTGCTCAAGCTTGCTTTTTCGTCATCCGTGGCCATTTCCATGTCAATGGCATCCTGAAGAATCGAAATATTCAGCATGGCTTCATCTATTAGGCGCTGTTTCATGGCGCTAACAGATTCGATGTTCTGCTTATCAATGATAGCCTGCTCTTCATCTGTTAAAGGTGGTCGTGAAAATGACTTTCCATCATAGAGATAGCCTGGCCCCGCAATATTGCTATCATCATATTCAACCAGCGTAGTTCCTTCTTCATGTTGATAGACACCTTCCCCATCCCATAAAAAGGTGTTAATTACTACTCCATCCTTAATTATTGCCCACGATTTCATTATGCATACTCCCAAACAATAACAAGACCCTGCGAACCATCACCACCAGCCACAGCAGCATTGCCACCATTAACTTTTGATGGACCGCCACCTGATCCATATCCAGAACCATTAACACCTTTAGCGTTAAAAGCAGTAATAAATCCGCCAGCACCAAACTGAGATGATCCACCGGTGCTCTCTATAACAACCGCTGCGCTGACTGCTATGGAAGCAGAGGCCCCTTGTCCGGGTGTTCCAATTATGTTTGCACCATTATCTCCTGCTGAAACAGCAGCTGCTACTGTGGAAAACGGAAAGCTGCTGGTAGGGCCTGCTGGCTGCCCTGCCGCGCCTCCCGCGGCGGAAATCAGAGAGCCAAATGAGGATGTGCCACCATCTGATGCATAAGGCCCGCTGGATGTACCTCCTGCACCCTTGGTGCCTACGGTGATTTGAACTCCGCTGAAGTTTTGGGTGAACTGACCTTTTGCATATGAACCAGCACCTCCAGCACCACCTACAGAAATATTACCAGAAGCAGCTGCACGTGAACCAGCGCTACCTCCTCCGCCGCCAACCATTTCAACGATTACTTTTTTCGTGCCGGGAGTAGGATTATAAATCCCAGAGTTGTAGAATACCTGAATGTTGATTAATCTACCGGTAGCAGCAGTGATGGCATTTGTAACAAACGCTGTAGAGGCTGCTTGCGTGGTGCTTGTTCCCGGCGATGCGGTTGGGACGGTTGGCGTTCCAGTAAGTGCGGGGCTGTCAAGCGGGGCAAGCAACGAAATAGTTCCTGCGGTAAGCATATTTGCAGCAATGTCGTTAGCTGACCATGCTCGAGATGAGGTTCCCTCCTGGCCGCGAACTATCGTAAGCACATCACCTGACTTTGCTGTTACGTGGACAATCTCACTGAGCTGCCCGGTCGCAGCATCAATCAGCGTCAGCTTAAAAAAGCTTACACCAGATACCGGAGAGGGGAAAAGAGCACCCGTTCCGGTATTCAGTGTCAACGATGTTACTGAGGCGCTAATGCCAGCTGCCAGGACGCTTTGGGCATTGTTAGCAGCTAAAAGTTGAAGTGCCATTTATCCTCCGGGATTCGGGCAATAAAAAACCCGCCGAAGCGGGTTTGGTTAACGATTTTTAGTTAATTACAAATTCTGCATTATTGATACATAGAGACTAAAGCGAGTGATAGCAATTATTTCTGGTATTAAAAAAACCACCTGAGTGGGCCTTTATAAAAATCATGCCTTTTTGCAATCAAATATATCAATACCACCTGATGAACCTAAATCCATGACATAACGAACAGCATCTTTACTTGGCTCGGTATCCAAGTGGTTATCAAATAACCTTATCAGGTAGCTACTGCCATCATAGCTTGCATTAACTACCAAAGAACCACCAGGAGACATTCCACTTCGCTCACCAGATGCTGAATCAATGACCCTGAGTTTTGGGGAAATAATTTGATAACCATTGGAAAAAACAAATCCAACCACATCCACGTTATCTTTAACCCCAACCCGAATATTACTACTATCAACAGGGCCGCTTGCAATATTAAATTTCACCTTACAATAAAATAACTCCCCTACGTTTACTGGAGTTTGCTTACTCATTTTTTTTGACTTCTTATCGTCTTCTTTTATTTTTTCAATAGCACGCACATAATAATCATATACACAACTGTCAGCATCAAAAACAGTACAACTAGATGTGAGTGCCTCTAAGAATTGGTCATCTTCCTTTCCTAATCTTAGGTATTGATTTCTAGCTTCAGCGGTAGTCTTTGGTCCTTTGGTTGTATTAACGCTCATCCCAGACTTCGACAAGGATAAAAGAATATCTCTTTTTTGTTGTAATGTCTGAGCAGAATCCCAAGCCTGATTTAAAGACCTTTCATGTAAATGTTCGCAACCAGAAAGAAGAAGTGAAAGCGCAATAATAATTCCTTTTTTCATTTTCCTGTACCCGTGCTGTGAGTGATACATAATTGTACACCACTCACCCAATGATAGTCACGCTAACGGGTTGATAAAAAGGCATGTGAAGAAGGCCGCTGTCAAATGCCTGTTTGAACAGAGATGCATATTCATAGTCTGTGCTTTTTATCAAAATGCTTTTGTTTTGATTGAATGCCTGTGAGTTATAAGTGAAGTGATTAAACATGGAGGCGTCTGTTAACTTCCTGAACCCCTTAATTATTGAGATGCTTGCTCCTGAACTTGAGAACAAGACCGAGATACTCCACCTCTGATCGTTAACGACATCCACCCCGTCGACCCCGGTCAAAAAACGCATTATTCGGCGCTTCAGCCACGGGATAGTGAAGTAATACCCATCACCCTTGTAGAAGTTCCATGTCATGATGCGCTTGAACAGATCATCGGAAACAACAACCTGCTCAGACTGATTTACCACCTTCCGCCCATTGAATGGCAGCTGGTTAAACAATATGGCATTGTACGGGCCGTAAACGGTTCGCTTCCCACTGATAAGCACTGGCGGCTTAACGCCATAAATCCCTCTGGCTATCCATTTCAGCTGGTCACCAGCATTGTATCCGCCAACAAATATTGGCAGGTTGGCGTTAATCATCCATGAATAAATTTCCTGTGCCATGGTGTTATACGCAGTAACGAACGCCTGAAGATCATCATCGTCGTTATACTGCGTATACAGGTATGATTTAATGATATCTTCCAGCATGTTATATCCCGTCGACAATAACCCCATCTGAGGCAATGTACCAGTAACTGTATGGGTCACCGCTGATGATATTCGTCCCGTCGTCCACGCCTGTGATAATTCCATTCACAGTAACAATAACGTTCAAAGTCGAGATTAGGCTCATATCAAGCGTGCTGTTAATGGCCTGAAGAAATACATCCTTGACGTTATTGATATTCATCGGATTGCCAGCAAATATACCGTTCACATAATTGATTACTGGCTGCGACACCAGCGATGCTATAGTCGCGTCAGTAAGGTAGTTGGCGCTTTCCGTGGCCCATTCAAATTTAATCGTTACCAGTTGCTGCAGCGGAATGACGAACGGGATAACGTAGTTATCCGGCCAGTCATTAATAGTGACAACGTTATTTCGCAGGTTAGGCGTGACTATGCCTCCACCTGTCCACACACCTGAGGCAGTGGTGTTGATGCCTATAGAGAAGGTGTGCGGGCTCAACACGGTAATGGTTAGTGACACGTTATTAATGCCTGTCATGCCGGTTACACCAGCGATTTTTATAACCTGTCCCGTGCTGAAACCGTGGGTAATATCTGTCGTGACGACGCCAGGGTTTGCATTGGTGATCCCGATTACATTCAAATCGGTCCCTTTCAGCCTGCTGATGTCGCCTGCTGATTTATAAATCGCCCCGGCCATCTCATAGATATCACCGCCACCACACATCACAATCCACGCATTACCGCTCTGAACGACTGAAACCAGTCGAGCCTGAACATTGCTCAGGTCTGTAAGCTTCTGCCGGATAAAACCTGGATATCCCTGAACGGTCGACATCTGAGCTTCCCAGACGCGCTCGCGAAACTCGTAGTTAGTTTCTGGCGCCCCTCCTGGCGTTCCGGCAACAGGGTTAGTACAGGTCAGGGTAATATCCGACGGCAGACTGGTAAGTATCTGGTTAACAGATCCTGCGGGTACAGCCCATGACCCGGTATTTGTCGCAACACCGGTTACCATTGAACTGACACCTGATGACAAAATTATTGTCGCATCGGCGATCTGATAGGTATAGGTGCCATCACTGACCAGGAACCCCTGCGGCACCACGAACCCTGCAGGACCGGAAAACACAACTGGTACCGTCGTTGATCCTTGCGTTTTTTGCGGGCTGATACCTGACTGCTGCGCCAGGAGGTTCAGCATGTACATATTCGCTTTCAGCGGGCCAACTGAGTTTATGAGGTCAACGCGAATCTGATCTGCCATGAGCAGAGCGCCAACGTCGGTACCGACGATATCCTCAATCAGCGATCCCGGAAGGTCCGTAGTAATACCCGGTGATAACTCAGTGGCTCTGGATACCAAATCTGCGCGCAGTTCTTCGGATGTTTTCGGCACTGGCCCGGCTGCGTCATAGCTTACGGACAAATCACTCATACGTTCACCGTTGTGATAATTTTAGAACCGGCGTTCGTTATCGCCGAAATGTTGTATACGGGCGGGTCATCACTCACCAGGGCGATCTGCAGCGATGAGAAATACTGGCTAAATTGCCGTTGAAGCCTGTCAACATAGTAGGTTGGCAGCACCTGCTGAATGACCGAGCTCTGCGCCGGAATGCCATTATTTGCAAAAAATGGTGACTCCTGCGGTGCCAGCTTCAGGTTCTGGATCAGCGTCGTAAGATAGATGGAGTCGTTGAAGCCATTTTCATCCGGCACCACCAGCACCCACTTGCCATTTGCATCTCTCCCGTAGGTTCTCATTGCGTGATGTTCCCGTTGAAAGTGGTGGTTGGGCCGCCGGTGTTTGAACCGCCATTACCGTTCGAATGCTGATGAGAATTCACCCATGCAACCAGAGCGGCCCAGCCGGCATGCATAATCGCCGGGCTGGTGCTGGCGGTTGAGTCCTGCAGCTTTCCGCTCTGGCCTGTGATGCTCCACATTCCCTGCGTAAGAGTTAGCACCGTGCTGCCGACAGTGACCTTGAACTGGTCCACGGCAGCGATTGTTACGCTGTCAGGCGTCAGCAGAAACGTCGTGTTGCTACCCTGATCCCGAATGGTCACTCCCTCAGGCCCGTAAATGGTGACAACGTTCCCGTCGACGGCCTCCCATTCGGTGTTGCTTATCGGCAGGTATACCAGGGCACTCAGATTGGCTGGAGGGGTTAGATCAGCGACACCGCCGCCCTGCCCGCTAACGCCGCCAAGATAGGTATCAGCTGGAATAACAATGCCTTTATCGCCGGGCTGCATTGGATAGCGGATGTACTGCGGGCCGAAAAGCGGAATTGTGACATTCATGAAAACGTATGGCGTGTCATGCAACTCGAAAGCCACTGTGACCATGTTTCCCTGCTGCTCAACAATGCTGGCGGGAAGTATCTTCCCGGCCGCCTGGAAAGCCTCATTAAACTTCTGCTCGGCGAACCTGTTCATGTTCCGTCCGAAATTGAGCTTATGGTCAACTGTCATTTGTTGCTCACCTCGGTTTTGACATACGCCTCAATAACTGTGATCCATGCTTCAGCTGTAGGTTGCCTACTATTTCCGAGCATTCTTACTGACTTGACTTCAAACACCCCTTTGAATGCAGAATCATCCCTGAACTGAGAATATGATGATGCCTGAATCATTGGGACGGCTTGTTCTGGCATAAGAATATGATCGCCCTGTTGAATATCAGCACGCATAACACAAACAACGCTCATGGTATTGAATTCAATCCATGTAGGCTGGCCAATAAGATCTATAAATTCTAATTTTATTGGGCTTTTACTTCTCTTAATGGCCCCATTTTTTGCAGAGCTATCAGGATGATTAGCGTAATCATTATCCCATACTCGTATTTCATTTCCGTTGACTATGGCGATCTCTACACCTGTATATCCTTTATCTTTTATTTTTGATTTGGAAAATGTGTAGAGGTCTTTTGCCAAATCAGAAAGAGATGCACAAAACAATCCTCTTTCATAATTCAATACAAGTCGGTCACTAATACTAATATTTGGTTTAAAGCCACTTGTCATAAAACACTGAGTTAAAGCCACAGAGAGTTTTTGCCCGACACTCCACGGGAGGGTGATTTGCAACTTTGACATTTCGCCGTTATTACTCTGTGTAACTGGTCCAGAAACAATGATGAAGTCCAGTCGTAATTCTGTGCCCTGCCAGTTGCCGAAAACCTGAAAGATATAGCCTTCAATAGCTAGCTTTTTGTTCCCCGCACCTGCCAGTGGGAGCCCTTTTGACATGCCAACAAAGATCTGAATTTTTTTGCCATAGAGGTTCTGCCTTGCCTGCTGCATTTCTCTCGGCCCAATCCCCCATATTGTTAAATGGGTTTCACCCTGCGGGGTAGACTCTCCGAACCTGAGAATGTCAAATTCAACCATCAAGGCGCCAGGGTTGTACGCTCCATTTTTATGACTGGAGTAGTGCTGGATGACTTTATCATTGCTATCAAGAATGTTTATCTCGTAATAACGCATCAGCTTTTTACCTCAATCTGCCCGTTCTTTTCGCGCCAGATCATGGTCGTCGATAAGAAAACTCCACTTAAAAGGTTTATCCCCCCAGCAGATGTTGAACCTACGACGGCGGTATTCATGACCGTGTTGTCAGAACTATCAGTGATCAGCAGGTACCAACGCTGTGCGGCGATGTTCCATTTCATCTGGCAGGTATAGACCGTCCCGTCGAGAACCGGCGAGAACGTCATGCTCTTCATTTCAAGCCCGGTAAATGGGTAATTGACGGTGCTCATATGCCAAATACCCCCTGAAGCTTGCCGATCACGCCAGTTATCGCTTCAGTCACCGATCCACCAAGCGATGTATTGCCGAGTGCACTGACTGTGTTCGTCCAGGCGCTGCTTGGATTCTTATGTCCTGCATCAATTTTACTGAGGAAGCTGTTAACGGCCTGGTCAGCAGCAGTTTCGGTAATCAGTGGCTGCTCGAAATCCCAGAGCCAGGACCTCTGAGGCAGCGGATCATTACCGGTAGAGCTGTCCTTAACAGTTTTCAGGATGCAGTTGTTGTAGATAATTGACGGCGTGGCCACGATGTAAGTCCCACCCAGGTTGGCATGCGCCTGAAGCACCGCCTGCAGCGAGCTCAGGGTTACCAGTTTGGTCATGGCACCAGTATTCTCGTTCACTGGTGCATCCATCATCAGGCTGACCCTCAGCGGCTGAGCCAGAAGCGCGTTGGCTGCGACGGTCTGGTTAGCGAACGGGTAACGTGCAATGTCATAGTCGACCATCGTTGCGCCCTGAACAGGACGCCAGTGACAGAAATATTTATCCAGATCGGTAAGGTTAATTGCCCCGCCGATCAGACCTGTCACAAAACTGGCGCTCTGGGTGAGCGCGACTATTGGCAGCATGCCGCCTGGTATAGCCTCCGCAACTCCATTGCAGAGGATGACCGGTGATATTTCAAAGCCAAGCCGGTAAAGCTCGCGAGTAAATGCCATTATCATCGAACTCCGAGTTGAGAACTGGAAACAACGGCATTCCCGCCAGTGTTATTGTAAACGACCATTCCAGAGCCGTTCCCAGCAAGCCCTCTGTCAACAATCTGTTGCAGTAGTTGGTTGGTCTTGTTCGTGTTTTTGGCAACCTCTGAATTGTCGCTGCCATTTTCTATTGCTGGGGTTTTACGTGAACCCTGCATTTCCGCGTACTGCTCTTTAGCGCTTAGCGCAGGAACTCCGTAAATCTGCTGGTATTTTTCATTAACCCTTCCTGGATATGCGATGTTCTCGGCACTACCACGCCTGACTCCGCCGTTGTAATACCGCAATGCTTCCTCCAGATCACCACCAGCATTTTTGTTAGCCCAGTTCATCCCGTCACGCAGAACTCTTGCCCCAGCCATGATGTTATCGTGAGGATCGAATGGCTTTTCTCCCGGCTTGAAATTGTCTGGCATAACTTGCATTAACCCTTGCGCGCCAGCCTTGGAAACTGCGTTTTGGTCCCATGATGACTCAGCCGCAGCCATGGCCTTTAATAGCTTCGGATCAACGTTGTACTTTTTAGCCGCCTCTTCGAAATACTCATCGTATTGAACCGGGGCCACTCCTGAAGCCAGTTTTAACTTTTTCAGCCAGCCGGGAACGTTAGGATCGCTCTCACTCCCGGGAACATAATCAGGGCCGCCGTTCGGGTCGTGAACAGTCTGGTTGTTGAGCATTGGCGAGGAGGCCGCCATACTCCCGGGAACATAATCAGGGCCGCCGTTCGGGTCGTGAACAGTCTGGTTGTTGAGCATTGGCGAGGAGGCCGCCATAAACTCACCTACGCTGCTTTTGCCAGTGAATAGGTCAATTACTCTACCTATCGACTGACCGAGCCTGCGCAGGCCGTCCATAAAATCATCAACATCTTTGGCGAAATCAGGTGACGCCAGGTAATTACCGAAGCGTTCTATGCCACTGGCCAGCCCGTCAATCCACTTACCGAGTTCTGGCGACTGCAGCACCGTATCAATGGCACCAGCCAGCGCATCAGAAAGCTTGCTAAGCTGCGGGGTTAACGGACCGAGCCCGCGCACAAACGTGTTACGGATGCTCTGCCCGCTGTAATCAAGCTGGACGTTGAAATCCTGCCACTGCCGCGCCTGCTGATCGGTAATCTGCAGTAATTTCGCATCCTTCTGCGCCCGGCGCTCCATCGCATCGATTTCTTCATCGCTCATATTCTTAAAGCGATTCAGGTCATCCAGGCTGAAGAAGTTCGTCAGGCCGTAGGCGTTGGCACCCTGCAGGGTGCTGCCGTTTTTGACAAAAATGTCTCGCGCATTGCGAATCATCTGCGGCAGGAGTTTGGCCGGGTCCTGGTCTGGGTTGTTGATGCCCATAGCCTGGAATGTCCAGCGCTTTGACAAATCCATCTGACTGTCGCGGATGGCACCCAGTGTTCCCGTCGGGTTGCCGAGCGCTTTCTGATAGTTAATGGCTGTCGAGTCCAGCGCGCCGATACTCGTACCGATCCCGAGAGAGGTGAATCGCTGGGAGCTGGTTGTGGCCGCCAGGCGGTTAAGCCCGAAAAGACCGCCGACTCCCAGCACGCCAGTGAACAGGCCGACGATACCACCCCATGACAACAGACTTGTGGTGGCATCCCTGATGTGCCCGGCCAGCGACTTCGCGTCCTTCGTGGCATCACTCAAAAAACCCTTTGATGAGCGGGTTTTCTTGTTGAAGTCTTCCTGACTTTTATTCGCCCTGTCCAGGCTGTCGGTGAGCCTGTCAAGCCCGCTGTTTATCGACAGAATCGCGCTTGCCCCCTCCGAAAAAGCTTTAGCCAGAAGGTCACCCTCTGTTTTCGCTTTCGCCGTCTCTTTGGTGGCATCCGTGGCGCCATGCGCCAGCCCGCGCCATGCTTCAGGAAGGTCCTCAAGTGCAGCCTGATATTCTTTGAACTTCTCCATAAACGCGACAAACTTGTCGTCATTTACGTCAATATCGACAATAGACTTAGCCACCATTGAAGGAACCCCTGTCTTTTAGCGCGGAAATGATGTATCGCTGGCGGTACTGCGCCGGGCTGGCGAACTCTTCGCCGGTGATTTCCCTGATCACCCGCCAGAAACCCTCATTCGACGCCCAGTCTAGGAGGGTATATATGACGTTTCCTGCTGGGCATTCTGGGTCTGGGTATCGCCAGGAGGATTCGACGTCTGCAACGAATCGCGAAACGCCGTAACGCTCAATGATTCGAGTCGCCCACCGTACATACCGATCACTGACCCCACCGTCGGCGCAATCAGTTGAGCTTTCTGAATGGCAGAGGAAACCATAAAAAAAACCACCTCGCCTTCGACTTCGCGAAATTCATCAGGAGAAATGATCCCCTGCTTTATGGCCGCATCAAAAGAGGTTGTTTTCCATGCCCCGCCATCGTTCCAGATGACGGACGTAAGGCGTTGGATCTCGTCGACGATTGTCGGCCCCTGCTGCCCGTTATCAGCGTTAAGCTCCTGCTCGCGTTTGAGCTTTTGGCGAAGCATCATCGCGGCGACGCGCGCCGCTCCCAGACCGCCGACCTGCGAGATGAAGTTGGTGAAAAGGTTGCCCAGCAGCAGACAATGCTCCTCCACCACCTCATACGGGAACGGGGTCACATGCAGGTACACGATTGATCCGTCTTCCCGGGTGATGTTTGTTACCAGGTTGAGCTTTTTGTCAATTTTCACAATCAGATCCACATGTTGTCGTTAGTGAGGATGTAGCCACTGATGGTAACCACATACCCTGCATCCATACCGGTAAACGGCAGTTCATTGAAGTTCACGAGATACGCGTTAAGCACTGTGAAATTACTGAGCGTGGTGGAATCAGGAGTGATCACCACCTCGCCCAGTGCAGTATCGGTGGCGAAGCGATTTTTGTAGCTGTCGCTCAGGCCCTGAGTGCGTAGCATATGGACGGTGACTGTAACTTGCTGGTATGGCGCCTGGCTGCCCACGGTGCCGGTCAGTGTCGGGATAATGTCCGTCGCTGCGCCGTCAGGTCGCAAGCTGATCGCGTCTTTACCAAGATAAGAGGCGGTAATGTTAAGTGCAGGCACGTCAGTTACCGACACCGAGCCGCGTACACGATTGAGGAATCCCTGCGGTACTAATGGGTTTGCCATTTTTTACGCCCCTACAAAGTTGGTTACGTTCACGTTAAACGTGATGGATTCGAAGCCGCGGCGCGGCGTCATTACGGCGCTCAGACCGTTATACTTGCCATCGGCGTAATCGGACGGATTCAGGCTGGTGTAATTCGCGAACGGCACGGCGTTAATTACCGCGTTTCCGGCATACGTGCCCTTTTCGTACTCGGAATTGAAGTCCTGCTGCGTCAGCCCGGTACCAATCACTCGACCCAGGATCAGGCCGTAACTGATGCCATTGCGCAGCGTCTTCAGTGCGCGGCGCTGCAGGCGGTCGATACCGTTCTGCTCGTAGTACAGCGGGTTAACAGTGGTATTTGACCCGTTGATGATTTCGTTTGCCAGATCGAGCTCGAGGTTGATTGCAGTCCACGCCACTGAATACCAGTAGTTGAACGGATTACCGTCCAGCATGTGGCCTGCCACCAGCATTTTGTTGCTCAGCCCACCTTCCGCGGCAGTGCCTACGTAGTTGATGCTGTTGTCCTGGAGCTGTTTAAGCAGCGTGCCATTACCTTCGACAGGATACTCTGTAACCCCGTAACCAAATCGGTACGCCATCGGCGGCACCATGTTTGACGAGCCAGGGTCGTTTGCCAGAGAGGACTGGAACGGGAACGCCATGGAAAACTCGCCTGCAGGGATGTTTGGCGATTCCACGCCTGCACACACAGATTTGTTCTTGGTAGCGACCCAGTCCGGATAAGTGGCTGTCGTAGTGGTGATGAAGAAATAAACCAGTGACGCCGGGCTGGTATACAGGCCAGTCAGGGTTTTAAACGTCGGCTCGCCGTCCCACTCGCGCGGCACCAGATACGAGAAGAATTTCTGGTAGGTGTTACCCAGCGAAATATCCTCATCGATAAAGTCAGACAGCGATGCTACTGCAGCAGAAACAGACACATCACCCAACTCCAGCACGTAGACCGCGCGGGTAGTTCCCTGGGCCCAGAACGTGGTGTTCATCTCGATGATTTCGTTTGCCGCTACGGTTTTCACCGTACCCATAACTGTTGCCGTGCCAGGGTCTGTCGCCAGCGGGTAAGTGAAGGCGGTAGAAGTGGTCACAGTGGCGGTGACCGCGCGGTTATAAGCAGACGGGGTAACGCTTGACACCACCAGGGGAATAGTGTCCCCAACGGTCCATCCATGCGCTGCGGACAGGGTAACCGTGACCACGCCAGTTGCCCAGGCAATAGTTGAAATGGTTTTTGCTGGTGAGGTAATAGCCTTCAGATCGTCTTTAGTTGTCAGGAGCTGATACTCGCCTGCAGCCAGGGTTGTTCCGCCCATAGAGATAATCGCGCCGGATTTAAGCAGCTGAGAGGGCTTCGGTGGATTGGTCACCGAGACGTTAATGTTAACAATTGCCATTTATTTATTTCTCCGGGTAAATGGACGGAATCGCTGACGTGATCAGCTTGCGCGCGACGTTCCGCATGCGCTGCTGGTAATAGTTGACTTTGAACTTAATGGTTTTTCTCATGGCGATGATGTTCAGCTCGTTCTGCGTGACGCGCTCGTCCTGAACGACAGGGATATTCATCACGCCCATTTCCGCGTCATCGCCGAGCGTGTACTGCTGCACGTACCTGAGGAAATCCTCAACCCCGGCATTGCGCAGGCCAGTGATAGATATCGTCACATCCTCGGAAACCAGCTGATACTGGTTCTGCTGCTCATCAAGATAAAAGCTCCCGGCGATCGGCGCGGTGTTGCTGCACTTCACCGTTGCATACGGCGGAGACAGGTTCTGCGTCGACAGCATGGCCGGGAACATCGGCATGTACTGGCTCAGCGCCAGCCATACCGGCAATGAGCTCGAAACCACAACATCTGACAGGTCGATATCGTCGGCAGAGTTGATGATCTGCGATCGCATGTAGGGGAATATTGCCTCCCCTGTGTAGTGGTAGAGGTTGGCCGGTTCGTTCAGCCCGGTGCGCCGGGAGAAGGAAAACTGGAGGCCAAAGAATTCCCCGATATACAGGACATCAGATCCGATATCATTGAACGGGTCGATGTCCGCCTGCGCGGTAAACGTCACGACGTTCCGGTCGTAAAGCTGCTCATCGTCCTGAATGGTTTCGGTCGTCAGGTGCAGATAGCCCTTAACGTTCACCGTATCGGGCTCGCTGCTGGGGTCGTCCGACAGAACAGAAGCCTTCACCCAGAAGACGAAGCCATCGAGGGGTAGCACCTTGCGGATATACTTCGTGAACGTGACCACCTGAAAGCGACTCAGGTCATCAAGACCCTGCGTCAGCGTGGCGTTAAGCTCGGTTTTTGCAGTTTGCTGCAACTCATCCAGGGAAGGCATTTAGCACCCCGCTCACCCAGGCGCACATCGCCCCTTGGTAGGTTCCGGTATCAATGAATGAAGGGCGAGGTTTCGGCCCTTTTCCGCTCTTGAATCGCTTCGAAATACCCTCCAGCGCGCGCTTCGTTGGCACTCCAGGCAATCCGTTCATTTCGGCGTTGTCGAGGAATCCGACGAACAGGTCATGGATCTGTGACATTGATTGTCGAAAAGGGTCACTCTGTGGCGGGAAGCCTGCAATCAAGTTTTCCAGTTGTTCCGCCATGTCCTTTGCCATCAAATCAGCGATGTCGTTGCTGTACCTGTCGAAAAACGTCTGCATGATCTGGTACTTTTCCTCCAGATACTCGGCGACATCTCCGGTTGTGGTGTTCTCGTCCTCATACGGGACGTCAATCACCCCCAGGTGGAAGGTGATCATGACAGCCCCCACAGGCTGCCGAACTGCTGGGCAATCATCAGGTACCGGCGGCCCCACGGGTCCTGCAACATCTGCAGGTCAGCCAGTGACAGGTCTTTGAAGAAGTCCGGCACCAGGCGCTGAGCGCTGGTCGAGTTATCCCCGGCACCAGTAATCACGCCAGCCTTGAAATCGTTCAGGCCATACGTTTTCCTAAACTCGGCGAATACCGATTCCGTGCCATAGTTGACCAGGAAAGACGCACCCAGGTTGTACACGGCAATGGTGTACAGGTTCGGCGTGACGCACGCGATATCAGGGTTTACCCACTCAACCGCGCCGCCATACGCCAGGGTGAAAGACGGCGAGTCGTCGGGAACCTGCGCGGCGGTCACGCCCATGTCAGTTCGAACGAATTCGATGAATCCCGACAGGCTCGTTGTCATTTTTTCTTTCTCCCGGATTGTTCAGTCACGATTGTTTCGTTAACCGTCGGGGTGTCTTCGCTGTCTTCGCGGCCTTTCGCCTGCTCAGCGCTGACTTCCATCTCGCCGGAATAGCCGGTACCGCTTTCGCGCAGCGCGCTATCCAGAGCCGCTACGGATGCCTGGCGGCGACCGTGGGCGCCACGGGTCAGGTGAATATCGTTATCGCGGATTGCTTTTTCGATTACCGACGCTGATACAGGCTTGTTCAGGCTGTAGCACAGGCCGACAAACGCCTGGCTCTGGTCGATTTTGGTCGAGTCAACCAGGCCATAAACCTGGTGATGCTGCACCACTGCATCAACTTCATCAGTTGAGCCATCCAGCACCATCATCTGATCGCCGTGGTTAATAGGGATCTGAATAAGGCGGCCGGTCTCCAGCTTGCGATAGGCGAAAATCTGGCGCTGCTTGGTGGTGTTAGCGATATAGAGTTTCATTGGTTACCCTCGTAAAAAAGCCCCTGCTGAGTCTCCCCGGCAGAGGCTTAACCAGATCAAAGAATGGATCAGGCGCTGTACGCCATGGACAGGATGGTGATTGCTTCAGGACGAACTGCCCAGCCTGCGGTAGAGCGCATTTCGGACAGAACATCGATGGCACCACCAGCGATCGGCGTCGGAATCTCACGCGGCGCGGCCATGTCGGTAAACATCAGCGCGTTCGCGGCAAGAGACGGGGTCAGCTTGGCGAATTCGTTGGTGTTCACAGTCGAGTTGACCATTGGCACTTCGACCTCAGGGATGGTGATTACCACCGCGTCGGTACCGCCAGCGCCTGCGCCGATAAGGGTATCGTCATACACCCAGTCAACCTGGACGTTTGCGCCTTTCAGCACTTCTTTCACCGTGCCGCCGACGGTGTCAGTACCACCACCAGGACGCTGGTAAGAAGTCAGCTGAACGATCTGCTGAATCTCCATGGCACCGAGAACGCGCTGCGGCCCCAGGATAACGACGCGCTGCTGGCGGCCCAGCTGCATGGTGCGGGTCAGTGCGGCCTGTACGTGGCCCAGCAGATATACCGCCATCTGGCCGTGGTCATAGGTCAGCACAGTGGTATTGCCGTTGCTGTCCGGAGGCAGGGACTCGGTGGTCGCGCCAGCGGTGTTCAGCAGGCCTTCACCGCCAGCAGGGTTCATGCCGTACAGCAGAGCAGAGCGCAGCTGCTGGAAAATGCCCTGACGCATGCCCAGGCGCTGCGCTTCCGGCAGTGCAAAGTTCCAGTTACCGGCAGCGGCCATATCATGGTGATCGTAGATACCACGGCAGCGGAACAGGTAGGTTGGGGTTGAAATCATCTTCGCATCCAGCGCCACGCTCGGCAGCTGGTTACCGTTACCGGACTGGCTGGAAGTGGTCTGGGTGCGAATGTCCAGGCGGCGCATGTAGGCGTACTGATCGCCTACGCCGAGACGGACTTGCGGGTTACCGCTGGCGATGGTTTCAAACGCACCTGACGCCTGCTGGTAACCAATGATCATCTCCGGCGCGATATACGACGGATTGACGATGGTGTAGCTGGGGGTAATTGCAGCCATTTAATTCAGCTCCCGATTAAAGTAAGACCAGCGCGCAGCTGTCGGTGTTGTTCCAGGTCAGGAAGCCCGTCGCGCTGTCATAGCTGACAGTCTTGGAGTTACCTGATTCGATGGCGAGCACTTTTACCGGCAGCGTGATGTCGGAAAGCGTAACTGCGCCGATGGTGCCCTGCGTGGTTGCAGTGCCGCCTGGTGCAGTTGCCGGTGCATAGGTAAAGGTTGTTGAGCTTGGAACAGACAGCACTACCACAGTGCCGTTGTACGCCGCAGGGGCAACGCCGCTGATTTTCACGTACTGACCAGCAGTAAGGCCGTGTGCCGATGCGGTGGTAGCCGTAGCCACGCCAGAGGCATAGGTCACTGCAGTTGTCGCAATATCAGAACCAGCGAAACCGGCCGCCGCCGCGGTGGTGATCTGGTTGTTCACGAAGTCCCAGGCCAGCGGAGTTTTCACTGAAGCACCATTGGTGCCCAGCGCAACAACCTGCGCAGATGCCTTCAGCGGAACGCGCATGTTGGAACCCAGGCGGTAGTAAGAAACGCTCATGCCTGATGCGTACAGCGGAACCGGAGACTGAGGTGTGGTCAGGCCGTTGTGAGCCTGATTGAAGACAGTGAAGCCTTCCAGCTCGGCAACAGACACAGCGCGACGGATGTAAGAACCGCGCGGGCTTGAACTGGTGCCAGGCAGAAGCTCAGCAACCGGCAGGCCGCCCCACAGAGGTTTGGTTTCGGTTGCCGCCACAGTGCCCGCCGCCAGATTAAAGCGGTTGGCCGGGTCATCGAGCGCCACGCCCTGGATATAACCGTCGGACTGCACACCGAAGGAACCCAGCGCGTTCGTGGTTGCCATCGGGTTAAGAGATAAATTAGCCATGCTTGAGAGCTCCCGTTAAGCCTGGTTGTTGAAACTGGTGACCTGACGCTTGCCGGACTGGAACGGAGCCCAGGTGGCAGCAGGATCGCCTTCGAAGGTGCTGATCTGGCGACCGGTCGCATCAGCGCGTTTAATTTCGCGCAGCATGCCAGGGCCAACAGACAGGCTTGCCGATTTCTGCGCGTCGGCGTAGATCGTCTTCTCGGCCACGCTCAGCAGGGCTGAGTCAGCGATAGAAGAAAGGTCGACGGATTTGAAGTCAGGCGAATGCTCCTGCAACTGGATCATCAGGCGGCGGCGATATGCCAGCGGCTTTTCACCAGACAGCGGCACCGGCGCGCGCTTGCCGAAGCAGGAGAACACGCTATCGGCCTTCACCTGTGCGTCGGCGACTTCGTTGCGCTCTTCATCGCTCAACTCGGTTGGGATGCGGGAGCGCAGGTCGGCGATCTGCTGACGCAGTTCAGAATCAGCCTTTTCTTTCGCCATACGTTCTGCCTCTTCCGCGTCGGCCTTCTCTTTGGCTTCTGCGTCTGCTTTTTCTTTCGCGGCTTTCTCTTCCGCGTCAGCTTTGGCTTTCGCCTCTTCGGCCTCTTTTGCCTCAGCATCAGCCTTTTCTTTCTTGGCTGCTTCTTCGGCATCGGCCTTGGCTTTACGGTCTGCTTCTTCTGAGTCAGCCTTAGCCATGCGAGCATCCATACACTTATTGAATAGCTCTACGAATTTTTCCTCGTCCATCTTTTCAGCCTCGTTTGGAATGGAATCAGATTTAACACCAGTAGGGGCAAGGAGCTTGTCCCATACGCCCTGTTCACAAATTGCAACGTGGTCGAGCAATACCGGGGAACCTTCCACCAATAGAGGCTGACCGTCGATTTTGATGATTGAGTCCTGCGCTTCGCTGTACGTGACGGTTGGCGAGGTACTTAGCTGCCGTGTCGCCATAATTTCGGCGGCTTCGGCGTCGTACACTCGGCCAATAGTCCAGACCTCGCCATTATCAGCGACCCAACTGTTCGTCAGGGTGCCGATAACACGCTTCGCAAATTCATCGCTATCGAGCTTGTTTTTCTCCGGGTGCAGCCAGATAAGCGGTACACCGGCAACTCGCTGGAGAAACTCTGGGGTGAGATAGTCATCCGGGTTACGGAAGGTCATCTGTTGATCTGCAGAGCGCCAGGTAACCCCTGTTCCGGTTACCCGGATGGCGAACATCCACATGTTGATAAAGAATTGCGGGCTGCTTAGCGTCCCGTCAGCGATGAGCGCGGCCACTTCGGTCTCATTGAGCGCCTGCTGCGCCAGCATCTCAGCGAATGGCTGATGAAGCGGTTTGGGCATGTCGTCAATGTGGAACCATCCGGCGGCCAGCGATTCGTCGTTAAGCTTCGCCTCGAACCTCTCCGGCACCTCAGCGCGAAACGTCAGATAATCGCCGTATACGCTGTGTGGAGTGAGCGGGCCATCGTACTGATAACCCACCTCTTCCAGCACCTCGCGGCGCGCGGCATCAATAGCCAGCTCGCCCGGCTCTACCGTTCCGCCAGGCTGGCACCACGTGCCATCATCCGAGCGCTGGATCAGGAAGACGTACTTACCCTGACGGAACATTATCCCGCTGCCAAAAATAGCCACGTTTTAATGCTCCTATGCTGCTTTCTTCATCGACTCCATGAACTTCTGCCCCTTCTGGGTCAGCATGTATTCAGGAATGCTTCGGATGTTGTAGATGTAGGTCACGTAGCACTGACAAAAAACCTCTTCGCCTGGCTGAGTGATTTCGTCGAGATAACCGGCTGGCCCGGCTTTCACGTACCCGTTTTTTTGCGCCCAGTTCCCGCGAATCAGGTAATACAGCTGATCGCGTTCCTTGTGGTCTTCCCGGAAGTCATAACCCGGACGCCGCCAGTGGCTGTGCCATATCGCTGCAATCGCGTTATTGCTGGTTGCGATCACGTTGTCGATGTTGGCTATCAGCTTATGGTTCTGGTCGATCATCACCCGGCGCGCTTCATAGTCGACCTTCTCGGCGGCCTTCTGAATGTGCGCTGCCGTCTCCCGCATCGTTCCCTGAATGCCGGTCAGCGCAATGCTGTCTGCTGAGGGAATGCTGCTGGCCCAGCCGCTAAACCGCGACAACGTGGTGTCGATGGCTTTTTTGCGGTTGAGCTGGATTAGGTCAGCGCTGGCGAGGATCCGCCTGTCGAGCTCCGTCCTCAGCTTCGGCTCAAGGTAGTTGAGCGTGAACCGGGATATGCCCTGATGGCGCTTCAGCGCGCCAGCGCGGCCCACCTGCAGGTCGTATGCCTTCGTCAGGTTGCGGGTGACCATCGCCATGTAGTCATCGGCGGTTTCGCTTTCGGCGGCCTGGCGGATAATCGCCTGCCAGCGCTCCAGCTCTTCACGGGATGAGTAGCCGTTGCGGAGAAAGAACTTCACCGCGTCTCTCACTGTTCTGGTGAAAGTGTTCATAGCATCATCCCGCCGCCAGGCTCTTCAGCTTTCGGCGGCTCTGGCGGTGGGTTTTTCTTCAGCGAGTCGTAATCGAGGTTAAGCCGCTGAGGGAAGAGGTTCTCGTTGGCGTTGGCGTTTTCACACGCCCACTCGATCAGCGTCGCACGGTTTTCCGGGTCAGCCGTGAGCTGCGGCAGCACCACTTCCAGCATGCTGACGATCGCCTTAAATCGCGTTTCATCGACCTTCACCTTCTCGCTTTCCGCCTCTTTCAGAGAGGACGACCAGCGATATTCGAAGTTGTTTATCCAACTCGCGAAATACACGCTGTAGGTGTTTTTCAGCTCCGGGAAGTCAGCACGCAGCGACTGGAAGAACTCAATGCTCCAGGCGCGGTACTGGCACACGCGGATGAAGAACGCGTAAAGTTGGTCCAGCCACTCGCGGATGTTGTCGATGTATACCGCTACAGCGCGGGCATCTTCAGCGCCTTCACCAAAGCCCTGGGCGAACGTCTCAGAGTTGAGGATGATCGCCGGCATGTCGGCTGCGGCGGCCACGTTCTCGAGAATGTGCTTACGCGCAGAGTCGAGAGGCTTTTCCAGGTTGCTCAGGTCGATTGACTCGATGTTGTCCCTGTCACCGATCTGCAGGACCTCTCCCGTCTTCCCGCGTTTCAGCATCATGCGCTTGATGCCGCTGAGCTTCTGCATCATGTTGTTGACGACGGAGCTTGGACCCTTGATTTTCGTCACCAGCAGGCCGCCTTTCACCGCAACCATATCGTCGGTGCGCATGGTCTGGATGAAAGACTTCAGCGGATAGAGCGCGCGCTGGTACACGCTGCGCCCTGTGAAGCCGAACGCCGCGGGGTTGTATGCGAGGTAAATCGGATCCTCGTTCTGTACGACGACACAGCGAGATTTGTGATACGGCTTGCCCGCCACCCGGATGCCATCGACTTTCTGGAAGTCCTGGGCGTTCGGGTCCTGATTCAGCACGATACTGCCGGCGGTGTTCAGCGGGTCCAGGATGTTAAAGCTGACGTTGTGCTTGTACAGCGTGCGGTAGTCCAGAGATTCGTTCGGCTCCTGGTTATCCACCAGCATGGCGATCGCTGATACGCCGTAAATTCGGGCGATGCGCGCGGCGTTGGCGATGTGCTGGTTAGCACCCATCGCTTTCCACTCACGCTCGAACGCGTCGCGCAGGCGCTGTTCAAGCCCATAGGACTGGGCAACATGCACGGTGCGCGGCTCATTCATCGCCATTTTAATCGGGCGATCCACCATCTTGCCGCCCAGCGGGTGGTAGAGGTAAACCGTTTTGCAGGTCTGATAGCCAGCCGTAGAGCCGGGCTGGATGTCGTCGCTGTCCAGCAATGCCATCAACTCTGAGTGAGAGCAGCTGCCGATTTCGAAATCGTCTTCGTTCATTGGTTCTCTCGTCAGATTGCATCGCCGCTGCCGAAGGCGATGATCAGCCCGTAGGTGTAATCATCGAGCAGGTCATCGGCGCGCTTATGCGCTTTCTTGTCGGCAAGGTGGAATCGGGAAACCTGCTTGTGCAGATGGTTTGCTGTCTCGCCCTTGAAGACGGCTGTCTTCTCGCAAGCGTGTCTGGATATTTTCGCCAGGCCGCGGTAGTGATAACCGGAGGCCATAATGGCGCGCTCGTCCTTTCCTTTGCTGGTCAGGGCGGATTCGATTTTGTTTACCGGCCATCCCAGGCTTTCGCCTTTCTGCAGGAGGATGCTGCCCATGCTGGCGTCTTCGATGAACACGCCGAGGCTGCCGTTGATGGCTACACACTGGCCGGAAAGCTCGTTGAGGCGGTCGAACACCGACGGCATCCACGTTTCCAGCAGAGCGCCGTCAATCTGCACCACGTCCCAGTCCAGAATCGTGAGGCGCTGAATGCCGGGCCGGGTGTCGACGGCGTAATACACCACCGCCGTGCCGTCATGCTCGGATCCACCTTTTACGGCGGTATCCATGACAGCGAAGACGGCCTGACACATTTCAGGGTAATCGACAGGCTGATCCTGATTCTCACCCTCGAACCATTTGCGGACGTCGAACAGCGAAGCGGCTGACCAGTCGACGAACTCGGCCAGAAACTCCTGGCTAAACACGCGCGGGTCGTTGTTGGCCTCCTCCTTCTCCAGCTCTTCCGGCGGAACGAACGGGTTGGAGGATGTCGGCGCGTGATGCTCGATAAAGCCAAGGTTCTTGTCGTGGCAGATGGCGTAGAAGAAGTTCTCTTCGTCCACTCCGTCCGGCGTTGAAAATACGTAGGCACGGCCTTTCGTCGTCAGCAGAGTTGGCTTAATCGACTTCGGCCAGATCTCCCTCAGCATCTCCGGCGACTTGGTAAATGCCGCCTCGTCTATCAGGATGATTTCGTACTCACGGCCACGGCCAGCCAGTTTGTTGTCGTTGGTGACCCAGAAGTCGATCTTCCCGCCGTTCTTCAGCAGCAGGCGCTTCTCCTGACGGCTAAAGCTTTTCTTCAGCGGCAGCAGGATTTCTTCTAGCTTGTCGTAGATCTCCTGATACTGGCGATACTCAGCGGTGAAGATACCGACGCGCCCGCCGAGTTCAACGTCCATGCCCGGGCGTTTAAACGGTGCTGTTGCGTAAGTAACCGCGGCACTGGACAGCATGAAGGTCTTACCCCATCGGCGGCCACACCGGACAGCATGCAGCTGACCATCCCAGGAATCAGACCAGACCTTTAACTGCCCGTCATGCAGCGTCGGGAGGTAAATGTCGGCCATATCATCTTCCTGGTATCGGCAGGGTGTTGTGAACGACGATCGCGTTGTCGCTGTCGCCGTCCTTCATGATGTCGATTTCCATTTCCACTTTTTCAGTGGCGCGTTCGCGATAAGCAGCATCCACACGAAGCTTCTCTATCGAGCCTTTGGTGTATTCCAGCGACTCGATGCGCTGCGTGTTGCGGTGCATGGCCTTTTCAGCAGAGGAAATCAGCGAGTGCAGATCCTTCGCTTTATCATCATCGGCAAGCTCCAGTTCAGCCTGCCAGCGCCCAATGTTCTCCGCCGCCGTCAGGTTCGCCGCGCGCAGCCAGAACAACTCATCGTCGAGCGTGAGCAGCTTCGCATCTTCGGTGATTGCATCAGAGAGCAGCATCCTGCGACCGTAGCCGCCGTGCTTAAGGGCATTCTGGTTGCCAGGCTGGAAAGGAGGGTGGTTGGTGACTACGTTCCTGCGCACACGTTCGGGTTTCGTATCTGGAGGATTCGCAGCATTGGAGGATTCGCAATCACCATCAGATGGCTTGCTACCTCTGGCCTTATCGCCTTTTTTTGCCTGCGAATTCGCAGTTTTATTCGCAATTTTTTTTTGCGAATTCGCACTACCATTCGCAATCTTGATGTAGCGCTTTGCGGTCGAGTAATTCAGTCCCTGAGCCTGGCACCAGTCTTTGGGGGAAATACCTGTTTTGGCATGCTCGGCGAGGAACTGGTCTTGCAGTGCTCCCCAGTCCGGTTTTGCCATAATACTTACCTCACGTTGACATTATCGAAGCCCCTCAGTGAAGGGCTCCTGTAATGCCGATCAGCCAATCAGCAATTCTGGCTGCGTTACCTGCATGATGTGGTCATGCTCGACCGCCAGAACGCGCTTCTCTTTCTTCCGCTCGTTCATCAACCGGCTGCCGATCGTGCCTTTCAGCTTTGAGCGCGTTTCTTTAATGGCGTAGCGGTGCTGCATTTCTTCACCCATCGCCATGCGTCGGTTTAGCTGCTCGGCCATCCAGTTAAAGGCGGCGATGTATTGCTCTTTAATCGCGGTCGCCATCTTCCCGGTAAAACCCATTACAAGCATCATCCAGCCATCTTTCGTGATGTTGTACATCAGGCGCATTTCACCTTTCTTATCGAGGTATTCAACGGGCTCAAAATTGAGCCGGTTAAAATCAGGGGAGCAATCTGACTCCAGCCGCTTGATAGTGCGAAGAACGTTTTTATGCGCCTTGCCGAAATAGCGGGCGATCTTCATGGACGTTGTGATGACCTTTCCGTTAGATGGCAAAACCATTTCTCGGAAGTCGAAGGCCGGAATAACTGACGGATTATTCATAGCGTGTACCTTTCTTTGAGATGAACCTTTGCCGCATAGGAAATCAGCCCGTCGAGGCTCGCCAGCACTAACTGACTTCCTCAAAGGCTCATTTCAAAGGGTTTGGTTCGACGTGGTTTGAATGCGCTGCGGTGCGCGGTGAAATGCGGATACAAAAAAGCCCCGGCAGTTGCCGAGGCTCAGAATTTTGTTTTTGAAACTTGGTGATTTCTCTTCAGCTGGTCTGCTCACAGCATGACTGACTTTTACTACTTTCATTTCTCGATTTCAATTTATTTTTCTCGCCTCTTCAATTTTCCGAATTGCCGCCTTATCCAGATTGCACTGCCCAAGAGCCGTATAGAGCTGCGCGTTTAACTCCAGACTTGACTGCCACGTGAATGGAACCACCATTCCGGGGACAGGCGTGTCTGCGGTCAGGTCAGCGCTTATCGGCACCACCGGGGCTGGAACGTAAACTTTCTGCGTATTCCCGCAGGATGTCAGCAGCGGCAGAAGGAACAGGCTGGTTAGCGCACGGATCTCCTTTAAGCGCCTGCCTGATGTAGACAATGCGCGTCTCGCCTTTTTTGGCCAGTTCGTTCTTTGCATTCAGGGTAGCCTGTGAGATGTCACGGATGAGGTTCATCGTGGTGATCACGTTGTTAGTGATCGCCTCAGATGTGTCGGCCCGGACCGTTGCCTTATCGCGCTGGTCTTTGTAGGTGATGGCATTGTCGCGGTAGTGGTTCACGAGGAGCGCCAGCACGCCGATTAACACCAGCACCAGCAGCTGTAACCAGTAACGCTTAACCAGCGCGCCAATCATGACAGGAACAGAGCCCGCTCTGCCTCCCGGCGACGGGTCAGCCCGTTCAGGACTTTGCCGCCAGCTTTATTCCAGCGCAGGAACTCATCGGCAGCGCCAGCGTAATCACCGGCGTTGAGTTTTCGCAGGAGGGTAGATGTCGACAATGACTTGGAGCCGAGGTTGTACGTGAACGACACCAGAGCATCGAATTGCCCCTGAGTCAGACCGACTTTAACCAGGCGGGACGCGTCACTTTCGTAGCTAACCAGACCTGTCTTCAGAAGGCGCTCTGCCGTTTCCTGCTTAATCGTCATCCCTGCGCGGATCGGTTTACCGTCGACAGGCTGAGTCCAGCCATAGCCGATCGTCCACACTCCGACGCTGTCCTGGTACGCGGTGAGCTTGCAGCCTTCGAACTGCTTGATCAGGGCAATGCCTTTATCACTGGTTTGCATCACCACCCCCAAAGCGAGAATTAAATACCCGGGAAGCCATAACCTTAACCTGCTCTACGCCAACAAATCCGAGCGCGCCGCCGATAGCAATCGACAGGGACTGTGGGAGGTTGAAGTAATCAAGGGCTGACACAGCAGTAAGGGTCAGAGCCCCACAGATCGCCCCCTCAAGGAGCATTTTCTTCCACCCGCCACCGCCGTAAGCGATTCGCAATGCGGCCATGGCAACCGATAGCAATACGGCACCCATCGGCGTTTCGCCACGCCACCAACTGTGGAGTAGTTCGATAAACTCCGTCCAGGAGTGGGGATCGTTATGCATTTTCATAGTCTCTAACCTCCGGCTTAAAAGCGGGGGCTGTGTGTTTAAAAGGAGTCAGGCCCTCGGGACAATTTAACAAGAAGGCATGTCGATGATGGTTCCCGGGACCTGAAAATAAAAAAGCTCGCGAGCAGCGAGCAATGTGAGGGTTTTGCAATGTCGGCTCTTTGGCCTAATGGTCCCAGGTAGTGGGTTCTGTGTGCGGCGTACCGCAAATAAAAAAGCCCAAGGCATTAACCTCGGGCTTGAATTTTTTTGGCTTCGGAACGACTGAACGGATTCCCAGCGTTAGAGATGAATATATCCAGTTTTTCCGCGAAATGCAATACCTATTTCCTATATATTTTCAATATTGTGGAAAATGGTTTTCATCTCGTAACTTTTGAGAGAATAGAATCGGCCATTGACTCCTGTTTATGGCATTCGGCGACCAGATCCTCAAACAGCGGCTGAAGTTGCTCATATGCCGCCGTTTTCTTTATCTCCGCAACAGTATTAACGCCCTCAATTACCGTTGAGAACTTCAGCCTGGCGTAACCTCTACCCCCGCAACGGTCACAGGCTTTCATCACCGGAACGCCCTGCCGATCGCTTTCTGCCTTGTCCAGAACCTTGCCTTTACCATGGCAGCGACACGAATTGCTGATAACGCCTTTTCCGTTACACGGCTTGCATTTAACCCGAACCACTTCACGCGCCTGTGTCCAACTCTCCCAGTCGCTCGGGCGAACGGCCCGCGACATTTTCGACCAGTACGGCGGCTTCCCCCATGGGTATGAGACCTTGTTGGTAAACACTTGCGCCTCTGTAAATCCGCCACCATCACAGCAATCACATTTTCGAGTGCTGGCAGCACTTCTTGAATAATCTTGGTATGCAAAAGCGCAGAGAACCTTAAGCACACCTGACCGATCTGATTCATCGAGTTCAGACAGTGCTCTGAATTTACCTGATAACTTACGTGCCTGCTCATAGAGTCTCTCCAGTGCTATATCTGGGCTGCTAATGCCGATTTTCGAGAGGTAAAGATCGAAACCAAACCCGCACTTGTGACCAGCAAGGCCAAGCGCAGCCATAACGTCAGTGCCGGTGAGACTGTCTGATGCGGTTGCGCGAGGAGAGTCACTGAACATCGGTGATTTAGGCGCAAAGTATTTAGCGATTGATTCGAGGTTCATTATGCGGCTTCCTTATGTGGCTGATTGGTTTTGGTCTGGCTGTGCTTTGCTACTGGCGGCAGGCTGGCGCGCTTAACGCTTTCGGCCTGATAACGCTCTATCTGTTCGCTTGTCATGGTGCGCACTCCCCAATAACGATCTGCCCTTTCTCACCCCAAAGTTTTGTCACCCTGCCATCCCAGACGCGGCTGTCGTCGTCGAAAATGGCATCGAGTAGCGCCTTTTCCAGGTTGTCTTTATCCGGTTTCTGCTGATGGGCCTGGCCGTTCAGTTGCGCGCGCTTCTTCTGGCTCCAACTTTTTGGCATGGGAATGATGAAGGTGACGTGATAACCGGAATCAGGCAGACAGATCCCGAGCTGGCGTACTTCGGCTTTGAAAGCCCAATATGCCGCTGTTGCCGGACGTTTTACCCACCGGTCCCGTTGAGTCATGCGAGGTTTGCTGACGGGCGTGATATCGTAAATATTCATACCTTCACGAGCCCCTCTTTGAGCCAGATAACCTGTGTGCGGGCCATGCCTTCCAGCGCACACTCCTTTGCATAATCCGCATCGACCAGGCGAGTGCGGCGATCAATCTCATCGTGGCAGCTGCTGCATGCTATGGTGGCGATCAGGTCTGGCGGCTTAATTCCGGTTCCGCACAGGCCCGCCAGGCGGATATGTGCCAGTACAGATGTCTCAGGATTGCCGTTGCATACGCCCGGGATGCGTACCTGGCATTCGCGGCCGCGTGCCGCTTTGCATAAATTAGCCATGCGCTCTCCGTGCCGCGAGACGCAGCCATTTCTGATCCACCAGGCGGGCGGTGTAGTCCTTCAGGGTCGGGATGTCGGACGGCTTAACCGCTGGCTTACGCTGGCGGCGCGCCGGAACGCGGAATATTTCGTTGGTGATTACGCGTGCGAGAGGACTACCCACGGGAAGCCCTCCACTCTTGCGCCCAGGCGATGCGCTTACTGGATGCTTCGGAGAACTTCACGCCGCGGTCGGTGCCAAACCAGTAAATCGCCTCGATGACGTCGACCATGTAGCGCTTACTGGATTTGGAAGTGCTGACACCGAAATAAACGCGGCCGCCATTAATGCCCGGCGCTGATTTCTGCTCATTCTCCGGGTCCTGCATCTGGCTAACCAGAACAGTGATCAGGTCTTTCCATTCCTTCGGCTCAAGCTTTTCGCCATACCAAACAACCTGGACAGACAGGTCTTTCAGTAGCGGCCACATAAGACGATTTTGCTTGTCGGTGCGCGTCTCTTCCCGAGCCTCGACAACCATTGGCGCGCGAGGGTTTACCGGCAGTGTGCGGATGAATGCTATGAGGTTGTCTTTAACGGTTTCGTTAACGATGCAGTAGTGCTGTTTCATGCGCCACCTCCAAGAGGTAACGCAGAATGCAGAAAATCGCAGGTGCATTTCTGCATCTGTGACAAGGTGAGGAGTTCAGATTGTGGTCGCATTTAAGTCCCCTTAAATGCGCAGAAGTCACCGCCGGGTGCTCAGTCCTGCGGTGACTTAATTATGGCTGGCTGATAACGAATAATCAAACGTTGCTTGACGTTTAGTTATGCGTCGAATTGACTGGGTATCACGCCTCTGGCTTTGGTGCCGAAGCTATCATCGCGGCCCAGCAAAGTTTTGCCCGGTGCGCCGCCTGCTGGCACCCGCTCATAGCATCGTAAGCATTCCACACTTCTTCATCGCTAAAGAACTCGTCTGGCTCTGACTCAAACCCATTGACGATCATGTCTTCAGTTGGCTCAACCGGTACCAGTGCCCAACCATCCGGAATTACCGGAGATTTGTCACCGACAACATCGGCGCGAACATAGAGAGTGTCGTCCTCGTGCTGATTGTCGCTGCACCACGTTAATTCGCTGAACTCGCCATTCTCAGGCCAGACTCCGGCAGTCTGAAGCCAGATATGCTCTGGCGCTTCCTTGCATGGCGTGTTGACTGGAATATTTTCCGGAATATTTTGTTGTTGGCTTTGTTGTCGATTAGCAGCGCGCTCAGCCTTAAGTGATAGAGCAAGATACTGCTCCATCGATGTTTTGGCCCCGGCAATAATCTCGTCCAGCACATCATCAGTCAGGTCTTTATCTGTCATCATCGCAGTATATCCTTCACGCTAATTAACCCCTTCCTGCTCAAGTAGTCCATTGCATCGCTTTGTAACTTGCTGTCAGGATTGGATTTTCTAAGTGAATGGGCTAAACGCTTAATCCACATGACCAATTCGTCCACTCGTTTGGTATCCTCATCAGTGAGGGCACCATCGGCACCCTGAAGCATGGCGGCGCGGCACTGATTGAATCCGTGAGCCCATGCAGACGCAAGAGCCATATCGTCTTCGGTAATGTCCTCTGGCACATCTTCCCAACTAACTTCATCAGGCACAGATACCGGCGCTGGATGGGCGGTGTAGAGCGGTTGTAAGATGTATCGGGCATCAGCACGGGCTTCTTCTTCGCTATGGTAAAGTGCGCCATTTACCATGCACGCCACAGGCTCCGCTTCGAGCGATGCCAGCGCGATACGCGCCAGCTCTCGTTCTTCAGATGCGGTTGGCTCAGGACCGTTGCCGAGGAAAATTTCTTGTGCGCGTTCTCTGGTAATAGTGCTCATGGGCGAATCTCCGTCCTGCCACCAAGTAAGCGGATTGCCACTCGTTCCCGGAAGGTAAGCGGTCGATGGTGTCCGCGGGCATTAACAATTTCAGGCTTTCCATTAGGCGGATAATTGACCCTGACCGATTGACCATCTAGCGCGTGAGAAGCCTCGAGTAGTGCTGACTTTAAGTGCGCAGGGCACTCTTTCTGCACCCGCTCGCCGTCTGAAATGACACCTGCAATCCCCTGAAGCATGCTGGCTAAATTGCTGAGATAATTTTTCACATTCACTCTCCTTTACCGGTGCCATAGGCAGATAAGCACTCTTCAAATCCAGCCTGATTATCCGTTTGACCTAAACTGAAGCCATGCTGAAGACCATGACGAAATGCGCTATCTTGCAATTTATCTGCGCTATCGAGCTTCGCTTCCAGTTCAGCGATTCGCTTCTCTGCGGTTTCTAGTTTCAACTCCAGCTCAGCAATCCGCCTGTCTTTGGCATCCAGCTCATCCAACATCCTACCCAGAGTTTTGGTGTGCATTTCTTCTCGCTCAAGCAATGCTGTTCCGCAATGTCGTTGCTCAAGTTCAGCAATCTCATTCAGCAGCGCCAGCATTGTTTCCGGGCTAGCTGCAGCGATATATCTCAATACGTTTTCAGACTGTTTCACTCCCCCTGCGGCTTTATTCAGACAGTAGATAGCCTCTGCTCCGCCTACTGTGATATATCCCCGCCCTGGGGCGCTGAGGTCGCTGGTGTAGACGTACTCCCAGTCATTTTGTCCTGCACGTTCAGCCGCTTCCCGTAATGCGCGTTTGTCGATGTTGCTCATTGGGCGGCCTCCTGGCGAATCTGCTCCCTGAACAAGCGGGCTGAGACGATGATGTCTCTGATGCGTACTGATTTTTCGTCGAACTGCTCACCACCGTTTTTAATATGCGCATCCAGTTCTGCACTGTGATGCTGAATGAAAGCGTTGAGGTCATGCGCCCGCACTTCAGCCAGGAAAGCGTCAGTCGCAGGTATTACTGGTCGCTTGCAGCAAAGTATTTCAAATGCCGCCATCATTCCCTGCTCCGGCACATCCTCGTGGTACTCATAGAAGGCATCAAGAGCCTCCATCATCCCAGCACCGCTCGGTTGTGGGCGGTATTCCCGCAGCCCCGCATTCTCCGCAGCCAGAGCCGCGCACTTGGCTTCCATCGCGTTGGTAGCTGCCTGCCATGCCTCCCAGCGCCACTGAAATTCTTCATCGCCTTCGATGGAATATCCTTCACCATCACGCCAGAACTCCCAGCCATGGCGAGGTGGCTGTCCGTTGTGATAATTAATTTCCCACCACGCTTCAAATTGTTCTCTGCTGCTCATGCCGCCTCCTCGCTAAATTCGATGACATCTTCTGCTGTGATATCCAGAACGCGCATCTCGCGACCCAGCGCCTTCTCCATCCGGTCTACACAGCCACGAATGCGGGTCATCTGCACTTCCGGGAACTGGCTGCGGGACATCTCGATCAGGGTGTTGTAGAGATTGCGGTTCTTCGCCTGGCGAGCCTTCACCTTTGCGCAGGCCCGGAGTGATTCGCCAATCTTGCGACCGTCAGCACGGGCAGTGGCGCGGCATAACTCCAGCGTCAGGAGGGTTTCGGGAAACTCGGCGTATTGTGAGTTCATGATGATTTGCATTGCGGTTGAGTCGTTAGCACTCGTAATCATGGTCAATCTCCTGCTGCTCGCTATGGTGGAATGCAACCGGATCCAGTCCTGAGTAGCGGCTGCTGAAGTGGTAGGTTTTCTCTGCTCCCGGGGCGTGTCGGGATTTAACGCAGATGATTTCGGTTATGCCTTTCAGTTCGGTGTTCGGGTTGTATTTCTCATCCCGGTAGATCATGAAAATCACATCGGCTTCCTGCTCGATAACACCGGACTCGCGGAGGTCAGCTGCGACCGGGCGCTTATTAGCACGTTCTTCGACCTTACGGTTAAGCTGAGCCAGTGCGATGACCGGGCAACGCAACTCTTTCGCCAGGTTTTTCAGGCCGGTTGCGATCTCCCCTACGCTGCGGTTCATGTTCTCAGGGTCAGACATGCGCATCTTCTGGAGGTAATCGACAATGACCACACCAAGTCCACCCAGTTTCTTGCTCATTCGCCTGGCTTCCGCTCGCACCTGATGAACGCTGAGGGATGGCTTGTCGTTGATATAGATCGGGGCTTCGATGAAATCCTTCATGCAGTGGCCGACCTTTCCCCAGGCACCATCCATCACGCCGCTCTGCTTGCTGAGTAAATCCTCTTTGCTCACCCGGGCCCGGTGGAACGCGACTCGCTCAGAGATTTGTTCCACTGGCATCTCGAGACTGAAGAACAGCACCGGCTTTTTGTTTTTCAGGCCGACTGTCTCGGTCACTGTGGTGCTGAACATAGTTTTCCCCATGCCAGGGCGCCCGCCGACAACGATGAAATCGGTGTTGTTGAACCCGCCGAATGCGCTGTCGATGGTTGCCATGCCCAGCTCGGTTTTGTGCTTCCAGATATCGCCGCTGATAATCGACTGGATAGTCTCGAGGGACATGTCGATCCCGGTGGTGATGTGCTCGGTGCCGTAGTCGGTGTTGTGCTCGATGCCAGAGATATCCGCCTGTATGTTGCCGATGATGTCAGCGATACCCTCACTGGATGGTTCGGACAGCTTCTGGATCCCTACCTGTAGCGCCAGGGTCATCCGGCGGCCGAGATGCATTTCCCGCAACTTTTCGCAGTACGAGGCAAGGTTCGCGAACGACGGTGTGTTTTTGCTGCATTCAGCCAGGTAAGCGAATCCCCCGGCACTTTCCAGCGCGCCAAGCCGTTCAAGGTCGCTGGTCAACGTCAGCAGGTCTATCTTCTCCCCGGACTCGTTGAGGCGTTTGTAGGACCGCAGAGCCACCTTGTGAGGCGTTGCTGTGAAGTGGTCCTCAGTCAGCCCCTCAATCGCGTCAGTCGCCATGTCAACGCCGTCTGTGCGGCCCGCTGCGAGCATGATCCCGCCGATGACGGCCTGCTCAACGTACAAATCGATAAAACGGCTCATGCTTTGACTCCCTTGCGCTCACGGTGCTCGTTGATGGCCTGCTCGTAGACAGATCCCCAGTTCTTCGGATTCAGGATCCAGTCGAGTGTCAGCCATGGCTGATCGCCTCTGGTGGCGAACAGGGAAGACTTGCTAATCAGCTCGAAGGCCATTCCCATGTGCTTCAGTTCTCGCCAGTTGCCCTGGGTGGTTTTGCCGTTCCACACAGCTTCCAGGTCTCGATAGGCCGGACGGCGGCGGTTCCACTCATGCAGTGAAACGGCCTTCGAAGGGAATTTTTCATTCCAGAGCTTGATGATCTCTTCGTGCGGACAGGCTTTCGGGTTGCTTCCATGACCATCTGCCCATATCAGGGCGTCTGACAGGTATCCATCAAAGCGGGTCATACGGCACAGGTTCTCTGGCTTGAAGCTGTGCCCCCAGTTCACATGGGCCCAGCGGATAACGAGTTTCAGCTCTTCAGCGGTGTAGCACTGGTCTTTGCTCTTCACTGTGGAGAGAGCTTTCTCGAAAGGCGCCAGTGCAGCACAACGACTACCCGTTAGCTCGTTGAAGTAATCCATCACCTCCTGAGCGAGTGAGTTTTCCCCCTTGGGGGATTTAGGGGGATCTTGTCTTTCTGTATTTTGATTATTGTCTTTTGTGGTTAGCACCTTCTGCTTAGTTCTGTTAGCAACTTCCGCTAAGGTTTTCTTAGCAGGTTTAGCTAATGTTTTGCAGAATCCGTTAACCTTCGTTTCCCACTCGGAAACATTGGTATTCATGCCCACTTTGCGGCCTTCCTGAATGAATACCTTCTTGCCGATCAGCAGGTTTTTGGCAGTAGAGCAATGCGTGTGGTGCTTACCAACCATCTGCTCAAGTTGCTCGTTGCTGACCCAATCCATTTTTTTATTGAAGCCGTATGTTTTGCGCCAGACGGCCAGCACAATGCACATCTCAGTTTCGCTCAAACCTGAAGCCATAACGGCATCAAGAAGCTCATTTGCGACGCGAGTGAACCCATCTTCCAGTTGCGCCACACGATGCTCCACTACCTCCAGCGGAGGCCTGTAGTCTGCTAAATGCTTAACGACGCCCATGCTTCACCCCTGCCTGAATCAGTGCCAGTCTTGCCATGCCAACGAAGCGCTCAGCGAACGCCCGGTTTTTTGAGGCAGCGACAACCAGGCCATCTGGTGAATCTGGATGGCGACGTTCCTCTTTTTCCTGGTACTTTTTGCGAGTTTTTGACATACTTACTCCCGTTACTTGGCGTAACACAGTGTTTGGAAGGCCTTTGAAGTGACCGCTTCAAGGGCTTTCGCTTTTTTGGTAGTACCCATCACATAACTCCCGGCGCCATAGCGGCCAGACTTGTCACCACCGCAGCGATTGATTCAGTTGGCAGGAAGCGCAGCAGTGCTTCAGCAGCTTCTCTCACCTCTTTCTCAAGGCGTTGTATCGGCTGACCAAGTAACTTCGCCTGATGCGCTTCAGTGCACTCTTTCATGGCCTCGGCTATCAGTTCGGCCTCAGTCTTTGCGACCAGACCGAACTCTCTCGCCACTTTCTCGTTATCCCGCGCCATCACGTCGATAATGACGGGGATCAGTAGCATCAACCCCTTGTCGTTCTTCGGGCCCGGATCGTTAATCATCCGGAAGAAGTTCTGCTTCGTGTTGTGTTCAGAACCTGCCAGTAACAACCCCTTCCCGCCGCGCGCCAGCCACTCTTTCGCAACCAGCTGAGAAATGTGAACCTGAGACTGGCCCGGCGTAGCTTTTTGCCAGGCCTTAACTGCCTCCCGTATTCGAGTTAGCTTACGGTTATTACGCGGAACACTTTGATAAATCGAAATCAACGGACGTTGTTCAAGTCCGGTACTCTGTTGATACGCAAGTGAATGCATTGCTTTCCCTTTCGTGGTTAGGGCCGCCGTTAAGCGGCTGTTGTTTTATTCGGCTCATCGCCAAAAAGAAGCCATTCAGGTTCACATTTGAGAGCCCGAGCCAGCTCAACCAAATAACGTGGACGCTTAGTAGTCCCGGCCTCGATGGCCTGAAGTGATTGCTGTTTCATACCAGCCAGTCTTGCAAGCTGGTCTTGAGACAGATTCATCTCTTCACGTTTTTGCTTGAGGCGTTGAGAAATTGTTTCCATATCACCTCCACAGTTTTATCTGTATTCTGTGACAGTTATTTCTGTTTGTCAATTACAGTTTTAACTGTGACTATCAAGGCATACAGAGAGAGGGATTTATGAGCCTTGCGGATCGCGTTAAACAAAAAAGAATTGAGCTGGGGTTAACCCAGACAGAAGCTGCTGAGAAGGCCGGTATCCGGCAGCAGTCATGGCAGAGCATTGAAGATGGGAAAACTCTCAAGCCACGTAATATAATTGGAATAGCCAAGGCGCTTAAATGCGATGCTGATTGGCTAATGAACGGCGGCGCGTTTATGCCGATGGCAGAGGTCAACAGCAGGAGAGTTCCGTTGATAAGCTACGTACAGGCAGGAGCACTGGCTGAGAAAAACCCTATCGAGGCTTTCGATGGCAGCCTTGAATACATACTCACTGATCTGGATGTGTCCCAGCACACCTTTGCATTGCGCATTGAAGGCGACTCAATGGAGCCAGATTTCAAGGCAGGAGACGTTATTATCGTCGACCCTGAGGTTGAGCCAACGCCTGGGGAATTTGTTGTCGCGAAGAACGGCGGAACACAGGCGACCTTCAAGAAATACCGTCCGACATGGGTAGACCCTCTCGGCTGCCAGCACTTTGAACTGGTCCCACTCAATGATGATTACCCTGTCATTAACAGCGATCACCAGCCTTTAACCATCATCGGTGTAATGATTGAGCACCGCATTTACCGCCGCAAACGCTAAATCCCGCTCTCAAACATCAGAACAAACCGGCTACTGCCGGTTTTTTTTCGTCCTTAGAAAATAAATTATCCACAAATACAGGAACATATGTTTCGCACGCCATAAAATACAGTTTTGTCTGTTGACGATAATACAGTTTTATCTGTATCTTTAATCCATCGAAACGAAACATCGACAGCTGAGCGAAGTTAGCCAGCGGCGAAGTGGAGATTCGGTCAGTCGAACGGCGCGACAGTAAACCATGCGTCGGACCATAGGCGGGCTCAGGAAGAGCGGCAATTATGGCAAAGCGAAAAATGATTTATTCCAGTCCATTCGAAGCTGAGTGGGCTGTGCTGAATCACAGAATCTTTCACGCCCGATTGGGCATCACGTTCAAATGGCTAGCCGCTGCCACCCTTTTCGACGCGGCGCACCGTATCGGAGGAGTTATGTAACAGGTAACAGTGACGACTGAAAACCAACATTCAGCCCCGGATTATGCCGGGGCACAACTTGGAATGTTTTGGGGTGAGTGCAGAAGCAAACCTTCTCGGCGAAGGCGCTTGGCAATGAGTACGCGACCGGAGTTAGTCGCCCGGCTGTGCTCACCACCAAAACATTTCTCCCGCATCAGCGGGTAACTACAGAGGGCAAGAGGATGAAGATTGGTGAATGCGATAACAGTTACTTCGGGGAAGATGACACATTCAATACACAA